TCTATCTGTACAACCATATCCAATGGTAGGTACACCAGCACAGCACCTGTAACGTCTAGGTTTAAATCCTTCAAAGAATTTAACTCCACACATCATCGCTGCATCGTAATCTATAGTAGGGTAATTATCAATATACGGTCTAATTATAATAGGCACTTGTACTGTTTTGGTTACTTTGTATGGTACCATAATATATTCTGTTACTGTTAACCTCAAGGGAACCTCTACAGTTTTAATAACTACTTTTGGTTCTGGTATTGGGTTACAATAGCAAGCTAAAGCTACCAGTGATGTGACGCTGGTAATAAATATACTCTTCATACTAATATTATACTGTAGTTCCTTTAGGTATACCTAATTAGGTATTCTCTCTTGAAAATGTTTGTATATCGTTTATATAAATGGTCCAACGTAATCCGTTATTAGATAAAGTTAACTCATTCGTTTTTATAAATATAACCGTACCAACACCCTCGTTAATTACTACAGTATCTCCAACACATATACTAGTGTTGAATTTAGGTAATTGTATAAAGTTCATATTAAAGTAAGTGGAGCCTGTCGAGTAAAGGTGTCCCAAAATAGAAGGTCGAAAACTAGATTGTTCGGGTGGACATTTACTTTACCCGACAGACTCACAAAATTAAAATCCACTACTATGGTTCATATACCAGTGTGATATTTCGAAATGAAAATCTTTCTCACTAACACCGTCTTCAACTCTAATTGTCGCAAACGGGCGCGATGTTCTTGCATCTTCGAAAACCTCTATAAGGTCTAGATGCTTATTTAGAATAAACTTAAATGAATTAATCGTTGCTTCCATATTCGTCTTTTAATATATTAGTTACTTCTTTAAAACTATCACGTACCATATGCATATATAAAGCATCGTTACAGAGCATATGCTCTCCAACATTGTTACCAATATAATTATTGATAACAAAATGTACTGTAAAATCGTTTATTGAAATTGTTTTATTTTCGTTGTTATAATTATACCATAACTGGGTTAAAATGCCATCATCTTTTTTATTTGGTGATGTAAATATTTTACGATGAATATATTTCATCCTAATTTATTTAATCGTAAGTTTGTAAATTTGGAGTTAAAAGTGACATGTAAGTCATACATCCTGATAACCTCACGAGTTAATTTCTCGATCTTACGAGCATCTACCTCTTCTTTCGATCTATAATAGTCTGTATACGTCTTGAACTTACCGGTATCAGGCCAGTAATTCCATATATGATACTGACAGCAATGTCTAAGCTCATGCAAGAGTGAACTAAAGATAAACTTCTTCGTTTGCTTGGCTGTTTGATCTAACTTGATAAGGAAGTTATTTCTATCGGTAGCTTCGCATAAGGAAGTATCGCTAATTCTACTCTTATGTACCTTTGTAACAATATGTAGGTCACGTTTATGATTAACTTCTAGTAACATCGTCAATATATTTGACAATAGTTTAAAGTCAATACCTGTCGCTTTCTTAATACCCGCTGACGGTTCTAATATAATCATTATCCAATCTTCTTGATCTCAACCTTATTATAGCCGAGTTCCTTTAGACGATCAGCAGCTTCTGCTGCTTCTGCTTGAGTATTTAACTCTTCTTTAAGAAAGTTATGAGGACTCTTTGGTGCCTCTTGATACTCCACAATATACTTGCCAAATGCGAATGGCTTTCTGGGGAATGTTTTAGCTTTTGCCATACCTAATTATATCATAGTTCCTTATTCAACAACCACACCATTATACTCTGCAATTGACCCAATGATCATAAACACAATAACCAGTATAGCAGGAACAGCTCCTACAATAATTGCTCGAGTATTCTTTGCGGAAATGCCGAGGCAGCACGCAATAACTCCTAGAAAGAAAGAAGATATAAGGGTTAGTCCTCCGATGCTAGGACCCGGTAAGAGTACGGTAAGTACCATACCTACTAGAAACAATCCAGCTCCCCGATTAGACAGTTTAGTTGCTAGAGCATAATTCTTATCAATGATGCTAGCATAATTCTTACTTTCTTCTTTCATACTTTTATTATACATTATGGTTGATCGAATGCAACTATATTTAATTAAAAAGTTGCCCGCCTTTTTGAATCCCTTACAGATCATTAAGTTCAATAATCTTTAAGTTAAGTGCAGAATCTAACTCACTAATTTGTTGCATTTGCTCTTCACCTGAACCTTTTAGACGTTTGCCTTTACGATTCCAAGAACGCATATTCTTGTAACGGACTCCTTCATCCCATACTAACGACATCTGTTTTTCACCGTTATCCCAGTAAGAGATAAATGGTCCATGCATAACTCCATCCTTGAAGCTAGCTTTAGAATATAATTTACCATTAGGATGATGTCTTACAGAGTAGCCATTAATTAATTTATTATCTTTATCTCGAAATGTTGGAGGCATAGAGAATAAATTGGCTGTAAGGTTCTCCCCATTATATTCTTTACCTGTAAAGACTGGCTCTCTTTTAACTATAAATGGTACTGCTATAAACACTGCTACTACTAGTACAATTATACCTAAGGCTATTTTCATACCCTTATTTTATACTATACGTAGCTAAAATCAACTAAATATATGTATGTTCGAAGAAGTAATACTAGAAAACAGTACTCAACAGATAGCCAAACTATATGGCTCTGCGGCAAGAGCAGCTGATAAACCAGATACTGGTGTAGAAATAAAGAAAAAGGCGGCATATTATGTTATTAGAGATTGTGCTAATATTACAAAGAAGTATCTTTCAATACATATTTGGGGTCTATTCGACGATCCTATTTTAGATCTTAAAGGTAAGTTTACTAGTAATGAAGTAAAGAGCTTTTTAAAAAGAGCTGAAACAGAGACAGAAGCTAAGTTACTTAAGAAGTTAATCTTATCTGATATTAAACAAAAGTATGAAGTCATTCATACATCTTCAGGTACTACAGCGGTAAGCTATGAAGCAGATGCTGATGACATATACTCATACTATGAAGAATATGAGGAAGGTTTAGACGAATCGGTTGATGCAGAGGATAGTGAAGAAGGAGCTCTTACAGATGAGCAGCTCATTCTCAAGTATCTATTTTAGATAGAACTCTACTGTATCAGATAGATCAAAGTCTCGTTGATCTCTAACAGACTTTAACGAATGCTTAGTACTAATAGAGTACTTGAAGTCGTGTCCAGCTCTATCATCTACAAACTCAATCGATGGATTAATCTCAGGTTTAAACTCGAGAACTTTCTCAATGATTTTATCAACCATCTCTAGATTAGTTAAGTGAATGCTACCTGGAATATTGTATACTGTATCAGTATGACCAGTGTGAAGTACTTCGATAATAGCTTTAGCATGATCAGTGACATGAACCCACTCACGAATATTCTGACCATTACCATAAATTGGAATAGGCTCGTCTTTGAGTAGTTTACCAATCACAGTAGGGATGAGCTTCTCACAAGCTTGCCTTGGTCCATAGTTATTACAGCATCGAGTAATAGAAGCGTCTATCCCGTAGGTTGTAATATATGACTGAACTAATAGGTCTGCACCTGCCTTGGTAGCAGAGTAAGGGCTCCTAGGGGCAAGAATAGTCTCTTCAGTGAAGGCCGGCTCATCTAACTGTAGGTGACCATACACTTCATCAGTAGATACGCTAACAAGACGAGCTCCATCTTTACGAGTAAGTTCTAAGATCTTAGCAGTACCCATTAGGTTACTTGTCATGCATGCTAAAGGGTTTGTAATAGAGCGATCAACATGAGACTCAGCAGCGAGGTGAAGAATGAAATCAATATTTGGAAGATCTTCATATGCAGAATCATTAGCAATGTCTTCCATTATAAACCGTACGCGTTTATCGTGAACATTCATGTTGCTCACACTAGAGCCCTCACCAAGCTTATCGATAATAAAAAGTTGCAAGATGTCATCACGCTTAAGCAATTCATCTACAACATGACTGCCAATAAAGCCTGCAGCACCAGTAACTAAGTAGTTGTATCTTTTCATAGTCTCTTATTCAATTATATTAAAGTTCCCATTGAGTATAGCTTCTTTAGCTTCTTCATCATCTAATAGACTTAATACCGTTTCGCGAAGAGTCTCATTCTGTACCATCGTCATTGCTGCGATGCGGTTTTTGAAGCGGGTAGTGCTCCACATATGTGATCGTGTAGTGTAGATCACCTCATGACCGAGCCAACTACCTGTAAAGTCATTACCGAGATAGTCTTCACCGAGGATACGAACATCAAGATTAAACGTCTCCAGAAGCTGTAAGAGCTCTTCTTCTGTCTGATACATGTAGACCTCATCAATATGTCTGATTGACATGAGCATCTTGTAACGATCATAGTAAGGCACTACAGGCTTGTACTTTGTGTTGCGAGTGGATGATGGATCACCATGCAAGAAGACAATGAACTTATCACAGTGACGTTTAGCCTCTTCAAACGTAGCGGTATACCCTGGATGGATGATATCAAAGTTACCTGCAGTGAATGCAGTAATATCTTTTCCACCGTTGGCAGCCCTTAGGCGCTTATAGACAGGACTCTTATGCTGATCGACCGTAAGATTCATACATATATATTAATGTATGGTAGTATAGAAATCAACTATTATTTTTTTTGCAAAGCTCTAAGACGTCTCCTTTCTGCAAAGAACTCCTTTGCTTTTGCCGATCGTACTTTCTGACGTTCAGCCATCTCTTCATCAGTCAATCCTAAATCTTCTTGCAGTTGTTTCCTTCCACCACCAGACTCATAAGCTGCGTCTCTTAAATCTGCTGGCACATCAATAGTAGGATCAACATCCATGTCAGTCATAAAGTTTATCGGTGGTGTCGGTGAGGCTGGTGCTGCTTGTGCTTCTAAATACTGTATATATTTCGAGACAGCCTCTTCCTTGGCTTCCTTGGCTTCCTGAGAATCCATAAGAGCGCGCGCATCGCGCGCAGTTATCGGTATGCTTCCATTAATATACTCTGCTGTTTTCGTCTCTAATGCTTCAAATGCATCTATCTTATTGTCACCAAACACTCGATTAGCAATAATTTCTGTTTCATATTGACCATCTATAATACTATGTTGAACAGAATTAACAAACCAAAGCTTCTCTAATAACGACTCTTTACTATTAGCAGTTCTTTCTATCCAAATAAACTTACCTGGTGTTCTGTAAATTGCACCCTTACAAGAAAACGATATTTGTTCATTAACTGTTACAAAACTAGTTTTAAGTTTATTATAAAGCTCACTTATAATTGCGGCCTCACCATTTTTGGCATCACCCGGTGTAAAAACTCTCTGTTTAGTCTGACTTTTTGCATCTAATAAAGGTAAATTTACTCCTGCATCTTTAAGTCCTAATTCATCTTTAATAAAGTTTTGTACAACTTTCGCATACAGGTGTAACTCAGAGTTTGCAGTTGATATATCAAATTTTCCGTCCTCAAATTCCGCCTGTTTACCATTAACCTGGATGAAATTTGTCCATACATCTATGCGAAGAGACCCAACATCTGGTCTAGTTATACTCTCACCTTCGATTGAGTTGTGCCAGTTTGTATTTGGATCTAAGGTTCCTTTAACTAGAGCTAAAGGTCCGCATGTGAATTTCTCAGTATACACATCACTATAGTCATTACTAACACCTTCTTCAATACCCTCAACTCTTACCTCTTCAATAAACTCTCTATGCCTATCAGTAAAGTAAGGCTTAAATGTCATCATTCTTATACCATTTTTTGCATTACTAAATCTAAATGATGGGAGAAGTTGTTTCATGAAAGGACTGAAGGAGTGATGCCCGCGTGTCACAATCCCTACGTTTGTTCGCTTAAGTGCTCTCATGAATACATCATAGAAACTTTCTTCTCTCGGCTTTCTAATCTTTGTACTTGCAATAAGAGGTAAATTGTTTATTGGCAGGTAGCGTTCGCTTTCAGCTATAATCGTAGATTTATTATTAAGTTTATTCTTCTTTTTCCAAACTTCATTATAATATGCTTCAATTAGATTAGTTACTGATATTTCGTCTCCATCTAGTTTAGCATCTCTAATAAAATTATCCCATGATGTGTGACGCATTTCAGCAACAAATGCTTCTTCAAATTGAAATATAACAACATTATCTTGATAGTTAGCTGAACCAGTTACAGTCTTTTCTATTAGACCAAGAAACTCGATCTTTGCTTGATGAGGTTCAAGTCCATGCTCAACAAGGTCTTTGTCTTTAATTGCAATACTAATGAATAAATCATCAGAGCTTTTAGTTGCAATACCAAGTTGATCAAGAATACTTGATTGGTTGTTAATTTCAATAGCACCAATCATACCTACATTCATTAGGCTATCTTCTATCTTTAAAGAAGAAATTGCACTAAGGTCAATAGGAATGGTCTGATCTATCCTTTCGACAAGTTTACCATTCTCAAACCGTCTAACCATTTTGAGAATAAGTATTTCAATATCGAGACCATGGTCACCTAGTATGTTAAAGCTCATGCATACTTATTTAATCAAGAGGTAATTGCTTTAAGAGCTTTTCTTAGAGCTTCAGTCTCCGTAAGCATCGTAAAGCCATACTCTTCTTTAAGCTTAGTAGTATCGAGAATACAATTAGATCTACCAGCTGCTAGGTTAAGATCTTTAAGATCAACCCATGACCAGTTATCATTCTCTAAACCATACTCTCTCATAAGCTCTACAGCGCTAGCTGTCTCGAGAGGCTCCGGATTAGTAAAGTGCACTACATCATGCCCCTTACGTTCATCCTCGATAATTTGCTCAATGAAGTCAACTAGCTCTGGAATGTAAGTCTTAGAATTAACAGCGCTGATAAGATTATCATACTTATGAATCTTTGTCAGATAAGACCTTTCATTCAGAGTATCACAGAAGGGCATACGAATACGAATAGTAATACCATTATCACTTACAGACTCGAATGCATGCTTACTGGTAGAGTAGAAAGAAGCAGCAGGGTTAAATACACCATAGTTAGGCTCATCTGATTCACTCCAAGCTTTATCATAACCTGTAAAGATACAACCAGATGTAATATGAATAGGCTGTACATGTAGCTCTCTGCAGACAGTATTAAACATTACTGGTACTTGAACGTTATATTTCCAGCATGCTTCTTTATCTCGCTCCGCTGCATCGACGTTAGGTCGGCCAGTGTAACCTTGTGCATTAATTAAATAATCAACGCGTTGTTCTTTGAGGTAGTCGTGAAGATAATACTCATCTGTATAATCCAGAGTTGCTTTAGACTCTAATGTAACTTCAAGTGATGTGTTCTTGGATAGTTGTGCAAATACATAACCACCAACATAACCATTACCACATATAAGGACTCGCTTCTTCATGCGGTTATTATAACCTACTCTAAAATATTATCAACTGCTTCGCGTAACTTTTCTACATCTTCTGCAATCCGTACTTCAAGCTCTTCAACGAAGTCATTTGCTAGCTCATCAAGCTCAGGATCTTCAACATTAGATAATACATCTCGAGCATCATAAAGACACGTAAGAGCATCATCAATCTTTTTTTCGAACTTAGATAGTACAGTACTTTTCTTCATAGGTGATACAATAGTTAATCATACAGATCAACTATTCAATCGTTTTTTTCTATAATCCTTAAATAAATTTTGTACTTCAGCTTTCATATAGTTACCATGATGAGCAACAAATCTATCTCCTTTTAGATAGTATATTACCAACTTACGACATTTCTTACCTGTCAATTGCTCATACAAATAAGCATATATAGATAGTTGCATTGTATAAGTTGAATGCTCGCATACAGTTAGATGGTCTAAAGGTGATAGCATCCATTCATTATAATCAGAACTAAATCGATATCGCTTATTAGTTTTAAAGTCACCAACTGTAAAGGTACCATCTTTATGCTCGTAGATAAGATCAGCAAGACCAGAGATCTTAAAGTCTTCATTCCATAATATTTGCTCACATCTAACTTTCTGATATTTATCTACATTATACTCTGCACATCTATCATAAGTCTTATACAACCAACCATAATCATCGACCTGCTCACCAACAGTAATATAATCCTCAAGAAGTTTATGCATACTAGTCCCACGATCACATGCTCTATTCTTCTCCTTTTCCCACATTTCTAGAACCATCTCTTTCGGTACACCTTCACGCTTTGCAACTCTAGTAGCTGCTCCATCAGAATCAAAAGGTTTCTTATATTTACCTAGCAAGGTAGTTACGGAAATATATCTTTCACCTGTTTCATTATGAGTATAAGTATGTTTTACTTCATTAAACGTAAGCGGACATTTATTCATACTCTAATTATACTGTAGTTCCTTTAAAAAATCAACGATAAAAGTAGTCTTCTAGCATAAATATTGATATGGCCGGAATTAAGATCAGCAATTTACCAGCAAATAGCACGCTAGTTGGAAACGAGCAAATTGCAGTAGTTCAATGTGCAATTACTAAAGTTGCTGAATTAAGTAGTGTGACTGGTTTAGTAGGTAGTTCTTTTCTTCCTAAGACCCAATTTGCTGCTACATCTGGAGTATGGACTACTGTTAACACTAGTAGCGCTACATGGAGTGGTGTATATTCAGATTGGAAATCGCTCTCTTCTTCACTTCCTAATAAAAATTGCAGTAATACTTTTTGTGGAACACAAACCTTTACTAAGATTGCTACTGCAAGTCTTGAAGCTGGATTTCAGGTTAATGCTTGTGGTGCATGTTCATCAGTTTTAGGAGGATATTATAATGATGCAAGTGGAGGAGGTTCAGCTGTTGTAGCGGGAAACAATAATGATGTATTTGGTAACTTTGCTACTATTGCTGCTGGTCAAAATAATATTATTACCGTGAATGGTACTAATGGCTTTGTTGCTGGAGGTGCAAATAATTGCGTTAGACATGATAACGCGGTTGCGATGGGCACGTGCACTCATTCAGTAAGTTCAAATATGCTGCATATTAGTAGATTGTATGCGAATGGTCTACCAACAGCTAACCCACGTGTTACTGGTGTTATATGGAGTAATAATGGAACATTATCTGTTGGTTAGTATATTATAGTTGATTTATTTTTTTTAGAGAATAAATCTTTATATGAGCGAGTTTACTGTTTTTAACATTGAAGGAGGTATTGGCAAGCATATTCTAAGTACAGCTGTTGTAGCAGCGTACAAGAAAAACAACCCAGATAAAAAGATTATCGTAGTTTGTGCATGGCCAGAAATTTACTTACATAATAAAGATATTCATAGAGTTTATCGGTTAGGAAATGTACCATATTTCTATCAAGACTATATTGAAGGTAAGGGTACAGAGATATTTGCACAAGAACCTTATAAACAAACATCACATATTAGTAAGAAAAAGCACCTAATAAAAACTTGGTGTGATATGATTGGTACTAAGTACAGTGGAGAAGCACCCAAACTACCAATGAATATGCGCGAAGCTGGTTATATCGATCCAGAACTAGCAGCTATTAATAAAACGAAGCCATTGCTCTTATTCCAACCATTCGGTGGGCCAGGTAAAGATCATCAATCTGATAATTATTCTTGGGTACGAGACATTCAACCACAAGTAGCTCAGCATATAGTTGACAAGCTTAAAGAGCATTATCAAATACTACATATATGCTATGATTTTCATCCTAAGCTTAATGATGTTATTCGGTATGAAAAGGTAGTACCAAAGAAAACTCTATTTAACCTACTACGTTACGCTGATCGATGCTTGTTTGTAGATTCCTCATTCCAGCATGCAGCAGCCGCTATGGGTAAACCATCTACTGTTGTATGGATTGCCACACAGCCAGAAGTATTCGGTTACGATATGCATCAGAACTTTAAACCTCCTGTCCAATTTCCAAAAGGTACAATTGATTCCTTCTTACATGATTATAACTTTACTGGTGCTGTTCATGAGTGTCCATATGATGATGTGAACCAAATGTTTGATGTCGATGGTATTGTTAACTCGCTCTTGCAACCACCGAGTCAAACGGCTCCTGTTGAACCTGCTTCAGTTGAAGCTAGCTCTGGGCAAGTAAAATCTGCTTCCGGTGTAAAGACAGGAAAGCATAAGAACAGTAAGAATTAAAGTATCTTACTTGACTTGAGCTCGTAGGTGGCCCCAGCTGCTTACGAGCTTTTTCTTTTATTAATAATACCCACCGTAGATGTCTGTATTATTCTGATCCATGTCATAAACATCATCTTTAGATATTTGATCAATGTTATACTCATACTGCTTAGTAGGTGATACTTCATCACCCGGAATAGTTGTACTTAGTACACCGGTAAAACTATCATCATATACTTGCTCGTTCTGTTGCTCTTTCGGTGAGTTAGGCTTGTAAGAGTAGTCATAACGTTTCGCTCTTACACGGTACACATAATGACCCATTATAGGATTAATAGCTGATATATCTTCATCAACTCTTTCTGTAATCTCATATATCTTTGGACCTCTACCTCCAGGTCGATCACAGCCAAGAGATACTAATTCAACAAGATCACCTGCACGAGGCTCAATAGTAGAGAGACTATTATGAAGAGAGAAGAACTCTCTAGCTGATAATACTGCACTAACTGTACTAGCAAATGTTTCAATATGAAGGAAACCGGTAAAGTCATCACCCGGATCGAATCCAAACTGACTAAGTGTAAGAGCATCTTGTGATAGCTCTACATACATTTGCATTTCTATCCCATTTAAGAAGGATGCTGTAGGCTCTTCACCATATAAAAGATTTGCACCTGTTAATGTAAATGTATTAACAAAGTATTCAACCTGAACCCCTTGGTTATTAATGAGATCTCTGTACGCTAAATCATATACAAGCTGTTCTGCTTGTAAATTCTCTCCATTCATGAATTTACCACAAGGCAATTGCCCTGCAGCCATAATTTCTTCTGGTGTACAGTTTTGTCTCTCAGTATTGCAGGCCATATTAATGTTTCTTGCTTAAGATACCGCACTCATTATCCTCTTCATCTTTATACATTCTAACCTCTACACCGGAGTTACCACATCCGTTAGTTACACCTGGTTGAAATTCCATACCATATGCTTGAAGAGTCTGCATAAGAGGCATGCCCATAAGTTTAATTTGCGATGCGCCTCCATTTAATAAGTTACGTACATGAGGACATTTATGACTATATTCTTTACGTGTTAGATTTTCATGCTTTCTACCCGTACGCATTATACTCTTACCTCCTGTCGTTGCAGAAACAGCTCCAGCATTCATCATATTGTCACCCTGATAATATTCTTTGAAGGTTCTCATGTACATATATTTATGCCCACTTAAGCGGAATACAAAAAAAGACTCACGATTTATAAATCGTGAGCCTCTTTAGTTAAATTTATTTAAATTAAGCTTTAACAGCCTTGTTCATTGGCTGTACTTTAACATCTCCGAAAGCATTTTTTCCTGCTGGAAGATTACCAACTTTATTATTCTTACCGTCGTTTACTGTGTGATGAAGAACTTCAGCAGTTGAGCCTGTATCAGCAGATCCAGCACCACTACCACCAAGACCGGATACGTTACCAACTTTATTGGACTTACCGTCATTGTAGTGAGTGTTTAATGCTTGAGGCTCACCCTCTTCGTCTTCTTCAAAGTCGACCTCAACATCGCCTTCGATTTCGCCTTCGACCTCGTCTTCACCAATAGCATCTTTAAGAATATCACAAAGATGCTTTGCCATGTCCCTATCAAGAGTTATAGTGACTTCTTCTTCGCTATCTCCATCTTCACCTTCAGCGTCAGGAGCAGCGTCATCAATTCCGAGTGCGGTGAGATCATCCATCTCTTCATCACCAAAATTTTCGTTAACCATGACCTTATTATAAAGGCGGTCGAATACAGATTTATTAGCCATGAAAGTATTTAATCCCTCTTGTGCCATTTCCAAGTCTTTTTCTGAACTTTCTTCATCTTCATCCTCTTCTTCTTCGTGACCTTTCTTTTTCTTATCCTTGGCTGCTTTCTTCATTGACTCTTTTTTATTACCATCGCCATCGATATCAATATAGTCTGGCTTTCCTTCTTCATCTTCTTCACCATGCAGCGCATCATTACCAGTTGGTGCTGGCTCTTCTGCACCGACTCCTGGATCATTACCTGCACCGTATGAATATGCTTTAACATTGTATGGATTCTTATCTCCACACTTTGTTACATCAACTGTTGGTTCCTCGAAACCTGACTCTTTAGTAGGCCCTCCAGGTAAAATATCTGCATCACCAATACCGGCTTTTACATCGCCGACTGTAAGTGATTGAGTCTCCTCGGCAAGTACTGCAGTCTCTTTACCGAGATTACCGTAGACCTCACCAAGATCTTTAAGGTCATATTGTTTAGCCATACTAATATTTATGCAAAAGACAAAAAAAGTCTACAAAAAACGGAATAAAGATTAAATATGTATAATGGCCATAAGCAGCAAAGACAGTCAATATTACATGGGTAATAAGCATTTGCCTAATGCTAGGTGGAAAGGAGAGTATACCAAAGAACAAGTCGCAATGCTTAAGAAAGCTCAGCGTAATATATTATACTTTGCTGAGAAGTTCTTTCATATTGTAAACTTGGATACTGGTAAGGAAAAGATTAAACTCTACCCTGCTCAAAAAACTGCTTTAAGGGCAATGCGTGATAATAGATATTACATTCTTTTAGCATCAAGACAGATTGGTAAGTCTACTCTTATGACTATCTATCTTCTATGGCAAGCATGCTTTAAGCAAGATCAACGTATTTTATTAGTAGCGAACAAAGAGGCTACTGCTATTGAAATCTTTCAACGAGTAAGAATGGCTTATGAGGAGTTGCCTAACTGGCTTAAACCACCAGTAAAGGAATATGCAAAGACATCTATGACGCTAGAGAATGGAAGTCGTATTGGTATTACAACTACAACCGGTACAGCTGCTCGTGGACAATCAGTTAACTGTTTAGTTATTGATGAGTGTGCATTTATTGAGTCTCATTTGGTAGATGAGTTCTGGAAATCAGTCTTTCCTATTATTTCCTCATCTAAAAAATCTAAAGTATTTATATGTTCTACTGCAAATGGTACACATAACTTATTTCATAAGCTTTATACTGGAGCTGTTAATGGTCATAACGGATGGGGCCATGGAAAGATAATGTGGAATGAGGTGCCTGGTCGTGATGAGGAATGGGCTGCTAGTACTAAACAAGCAATTGGTTCTAATGAAGCTTGGATGCAGGAGTTTAACTGTGAGTTTGTTAATAGTGGTGAGTCCTCTATCGATGATGATCTATTTGAGATAATGGAAAGACAGATATGCGAGCCGGCTATTATTTTAGATGATGGAGCCTATAAGGTATGGGAAGAAGCTGACGCGTCGCGTATATATGTTGCTGGTGTTGATACATCTGAAGGGGTTGGTAAAGATTCCTCTATAGTACAAATCTTAGATATTACTGATCCAGTTGATATAAGACAGGTAGCTGTTTATAGGAGCAATGTAATTTCTCCTCTAGAATTTTCTAATAAGGTACATAGTATACTTAGAAACTATGGTAATCCTCTTGCATTAATTGAGCGTAACAACTGCGGTGCTCAAGTTGTAGATAGACTTGCTGTAGATTTAGGCTATCCAAAGATTGTATCATATGGTAACTCTGCTGCTCATAGAAAGAATCGTATGCAGGGTATGATTGCTCATACTAATACAAAGCATAAAGGAGTTCTTAACATGCGCTATTGGATTAATGATTGTAAAGCTCTTACATTGAAAGATAAAAGAACGTTACATGAACTTAGGCATTTTGTTCGCTACCCTAATGGTACTTGGAAAGCTCGTCATGGGGAGAATGATGATTTAGTAATGGCTCTTCTTTATTCATTA